ATGGACAGTACAGAGCAAGCACATCACACGGCGACACGGTCAAAAAATGGTTTGATATCTGCAAAAATTGCACAGTCAATAGATTAAACAATCAACCCGGCACAAATGCAAACTTGATATTTGTTGCAAAAGCAGCATACGGCATGGCAGAGACTGCACCGGTACAGGTAGCCCAGCAACAGGGCATTCCACAGCAGACAGCGCAGCAGATCGCAGACAAATACAAAAACGTCCTGGAGCTTCCGGAAGCAGACAAGCCGGAGTTATAGCAGGATGGTAAACAAATAGCTTTGTAAATGTACGCAATAGACGCACAAACAAGCTTTAAAAATGCGAAAACAGCAGAATTATACATAGTGCACAATATACGGGCTTGAAATTATGCAAAATGACAGTAAATTATTGCGACAAATTTTCATTTTACGCAATAATATAATGGGGATTGAAAATAATACCGGTTCAGCTGGCTGCAACACCAGATAGAGCCAGGCAGGACGCAGGCGCACCCGGTGGGGGTCTATATATAGCCCTTGCATAGCCAGGTCGGTTGCCCAAGTTTCCAAAACAATAAAAAAGCCCCTTTCCAACATCAAGCCTAAAATTTTTCAAAAAAAATAAAAAAGACTCTCCTCACATGGCAGAGATAGTGATTGCAACACGACAAGCGGTAAGCCTTAACCGTTTCTCTGCCAGAAGAAATAAGGCAGTATCAGAAAGGCAGGTATGAAGAATGAATGAAATGATGATCTTTAAAAGAGAAAACTTTGACGAACTGGATAAGTTACAAAATGGGTGTCCTTCGTGTTATACGGGAGTTGTGTATTGCATGGAATATAAAAACGGAGAGTTTTCAAAGATTGGTTGTTCAAAAGCCCCCAAGGACAGAGCCAAGATTTTGAAACATTATTTGACGGATTACATGCAAGAAGAAGTTACACGCATTGCAATTAGTCCATGGCACACTAATTACAAGAAAAACGAACGTATCATACATGAAATGCTTTCAGAGAAAAGAATCCCCAACACGGAATTGTTTAATGCTTCAATAGATGATTTTGGAATTATCCTAAAGTCAGGAGAAATTAAATTTCTTGATGAATCTGAAAGATTAGAAAAAGAAGCACAATGTTTCTGTGATGAAATGAAAAAGTTTTTGATCGGAAGATCAAGTGATGATACATTGCGTGAAAAAATAGACCGTGATTTTTCGGAAGATCCGTTACAAGCAGGATATGACCTTGTGAGTAAATTTCAATCCTCATTATCTGAATATTGTGATTTAAGAATCACGGAATTAAAAGCAGCAATAGTTGATTACTGGATAAAGATCGGATTTATCGAAGAAAAGGATGTTTTTGATAAATGCGAAAATAAGGGCAGGGAGTTATTCCGCTATGAAGAAAGCAAGATATAATCCGCAAGGTGAATCAATTCGTATCCGGTTATCCGGCGATTTGGAACGCAAACTGATAATCGAGAAGAACCGAACCGGCAAGAGCGTATCGCAGATTACCCGTGAAGCCCTGGCAGAATATTTTCGGAAGAGGTAGGCATATGTCGATACTCGAAAAAAAATAAAAAATAAAAAAGGGCTTTCTGAGAAATTAGAAGAAGAAAGGCCATTAAAACGCGATGTAGTGTATGCGTACAACCATACGAAAGCTGTTCTGGAAGATGGTGAGTTATACGATACAGAATCGGCGGAAAGGATTTTTTCTGATGAGAAGAGTTTGAGATATCTCACACCAACAAGTAGAGTTTATTTTTTAACGCCATGCGGCAAATGGTTTTCAGCTGAGGAAGAAGTTAGAGTCACATGTGATGTCATTATCGATGATGAACAATGTCCTATACGAATTATTAAACTGATTTTTACATACAGCAACCTTCGGATAGAACATAAAGAGACAGTTAAAGTTTTAATTGGTAAAAATGATTACGAATTGTACAAACAGTATTTTGGTGAGGTGGAGGAAGCATGAAAAAAGATGTACATATTCCTGTTGTAGAAATGGAAAGCACTGAATACGGAATGCCTGCTTTCAGAGTATTTATTGATTCAGTGGAACTTATCGGATTAATAGGGGTACAGTTTAAGACGCAAACACGCCCAAAGGGTTTACCTGACGGAATTAGCTTTTCTATTGATCCTCAATCAATTACTGATGCAATTTCGGTTTTAAGACATGAATTGTTGCAACACGGGGAAATTTACCACGGCTTCAAAGCAAGCCTAAAATCAGCTTTGGAGCATTATAATTGCTGTGGATTGCCATTTGAACCAGAAGAAGAGATAGCAGGCAAAATGCTTGATTTTATTATTGGAGACGAGAAATGAGAACTGGCTTTATTACACTTGGGATTATTTTGAACATTTTCTTCGCTATTACGCTTTGGATGTTTTTGTCTAGTGATTCAGGAAAAAAAATAGAGAGGTACTCATTAAATTTCTTTTTAGTAATGGAATTTTGCTTTGTGTTAAACATACTTATGCTTTACATTGTGAGGTAAATATATGCTTTTGGCATTTTCAATGGTTTTAACTGTGTTTATCATATGTGAGCCAGTTAATATAAAACACATTAAGGAAAACACAAGTGGGCGAAAGGGAAACAGCTACAATTACTTGTGTTCGAGACATGAAGTCTCGCTATAGCCCATGTGAGAAAAGTAGTGGCATATGAATAAGTGTTTCCCAATATTCCACTACATCATATGGGCGTAAATATCATAAACCGGACGTAGAATATATCACACTATTATAGGCTCCTCATTGGTGCTTTCGAGGAGCCATCATAGGGCTATCGCCAAGTGGTAAGGCTCAGCACTTTGACTGCTGCATTCGTGGGTTCAAATCCCTCTAGCCCCGTTTGTGATGTTATTGCAAGGGCATCACAAGTTTTTTTCATTCGTTTAATTTCCTCCGTCTTCTAGCCCAACGGGGCTGATTAAAGGGGTGTCAAAAGCCCCGGAAGACTTCGCCTGTTATAAACATGGCAATAAAATAAGCAGCAGACCCTTTGTTGTGGCTGTGAGGGTAAGAACCACAACAGTGCCAAGGGAAGTTCGGTGACGGAACTTGGTATCTCAGGACACTTAGTTCAGTGGAAGAGCAGTTGCCTCATAAGCAATCAGTCATAGGTTCAAATCCTGTAGTGTCCATTTCTCAACAGCCATTCATCCGATATATGAATGGAAAAAATTTACCTGCACAGTAAGAAAGATATCTTTTCTGGGGATGATACGGCATAGCCTGGACATGGGAAATTTTTCTTTGCAGGGAAGTACCTTGGAGTTAAAAATATCAACGAAGCGCACGTTGATCACAGGAGTTTTCAAAAGGTACATGTATTCAGGTAAAAGGTGAAGAAATATCCGAAACAACTCCGTGGGGTTGGCACGGCATAAAACAGCCTAGTGGAAAGCATAACACGATAAACATATTGCTAACCCGGATTATACCGGGTTCTGGGAGAATAATACCATAAGGGGCAGAGGACTGATTGACAGTACCAGGGCGGTTCAACTCCGCATTCTCCCATTCCTGTTTGGAGACTGAAAGTTTGGTGGCAGGAAAAACACATGGCAGTACATGGTAGAATGTATGACCGAGTTCCGAGTATGTATTGCTTATCGGCAAAGTGAATTTCCTCTAGTAGTCAATAAGTGAACGTGCTTGAAATGGTTCTTCCAAACAGTGTATAGCAGGATAGAGAAGTGGTTTTCTTTCTGGTTTCCTTAGCCAGAGACGGTGGTTCAAATCCACCTCCTGCAATTAATCCGTCTATCGTTCAGCGGATTAACACAAGGAGTTCTTGCTTGCCCTTTCCTATAATTACATTAAAAGCAAGTCCTCACTTGGCTTCTTTCTGTTGGAGTGTGAAATTCAACCCAAACACTTTGCTTAAGCGTTTGACCGTAATAGGCGGCAATATGGCGAGGTAGCTCAATTGGTAGAGCAGTAAAAAAGATTGTAAGTCATGTTCGTGACTTCTACAGCAATCCTTCCATTACAAGGTACGTGTTGGTGGTTCGAATCCACCCCTTGCCACTTATGTGGTGCTTACAGCAATCATTTGGGCATAATTTGAATTATGAAAACCAAAAGCATCATGAAAAAAAATGGGACACTTACAGCAATTTATTTCTTAAATAAAATATCAGGCATATATTTTACATTTTCCCGTGTCCTGAAAGGAGAAAGAGCATGGATTTTGCAAATGCAATGAAAGAAGAAAGCAAGTTTACAAGAACTGAAAACGGTGCAGTCGCACTAAACACTACAAGCGATGCAAGGCTTGACTTGTTCGGAACTATTGGAGCATTAAGAGATGCTGATGAGAATAGAATCACTACATTGTTCTCAGAAGCGTATGCACAGGACAGGCTCTTTGCTACAAAGATAATTTTCTATGCAAGAGATATTCGTTGCGGACTTGGAGAAAGAAAAACTTTTCGAACCATTATCCGCTATATGGCAGAGCATCATCCAGAAGCACTCAGACCGAACCTTGATTTGGTTGGAGTATTTGGAAGATACGATGATCTTTATGAATTGATTGGAACGCCACTGGAAGATGATATGTGGAAGACCATGAAAAATCAGTTCGAGGAAGATTTGAAGAATCTTAATGAGGACAAAACAATTTCTCTGCTTGCTAAATGGATTAAAACTGCTGATGCAAGTAGTTCAAAGACTAGAAAATTAGGAATTCTGACTGCACAGAAGTTAGGATATCCAGTTTACAACTTTAAGAGAATCGTTCGCAGTATGAGAAAACAGATAGGTGTTGTCGAAAGTCTCATGTCTGCCGGCAAGTGGAACGAGATTAAATATCCAGAAGTTCCAAGCCGTGCAATGATGATTTATCGTAGAGCATTTGCAAAGCATGATCCTGATGGATTCAGCGAATTTATCAATAAAGCTGATAAAGGAGAAGTTAAAATTAATGCTTCAACCTTGTATCCATACGACATCGTAGAAAAAATCCTTTATGGAAGAGAAAATAACAAAGTTCTTGAAGCACAGTGGAAAGCACTTCCAGATTATGTTGAGCAGGGAACAAATGCACTGATAATGGCTGATGTATCTGGTTCAATGTCTTGGAATGGTGGCAGACCTCTAGCCACTGCAATAGGATTGGCGATTTACTTTGCAGAAAGAAATGTTGGAGCATATCATAATCTGTTTATGACATTCTCTAGCAAGCCACAGATTGTCGCATTAAAGGGCGAAACGCTTCACCAGAAAATAATCAATGTTGCAAAAGCAAATTGGGGTGGTAGCACAAACCTTAAAGCTGCATTTGAGAAAGTACTTGATATTGCTGAAGAGAACAACGTTTCACAAGAAGAGATGCCGAAAGCTATAGTTGTTATCTCTGATATGGAAATTGATTGCTGTGGGAATAAGGACTGGTCTTTCTATGACAAAATGGCAAACAAATTCCAAAAAGCTGGATACATCATTCCGAACGTCATCTTCTGGAATGTAGACAGCAGACATGACGTGTTCCATGCAGATGCCACAAAAAATGGTGTGCAGCTCGCAAGTGGTCAATCAGTAACAGTATTCAAACAGGTATTGCAGAACCTTGGATATAATCCGATTGAAGCTATGGAGAACACAATCAATTCAGAGAGATACGATTGTATCACTGTTGAATGAAATAAAAGGTGAAAATCAACTCAGTTTTTTAGCTGACCGTGACAAGCGGTACGGAATGTAGCTCAGGTGGGAGAGCGCACTACAAAAGTGAGGTCGCAGGTTCGAATCCTGCCTTTCCGATTCCAGTGAATTGCTAGCACTGGACAAGTTTCATTTTGAAACTCCTTACGTCTATTTAATGGTTTCCAGTATTCCACGTTGGGTGGCTAGTTACGGTTCAAGTCCGTGTACTGGAATTTTTGCTTAATGAGGTGACTTATGGAAGAAAAAGATTATTGTTGTACATGTAAATGGTACGCAACATACGAAGGTGTCTGCTGTAATGGTGAAAGCAAACATCGTGCAGATTTCAGATGCTTGGATGATAGTTGCGAATGTTGGGAAGAAATTGAAGATGAAGATAATGGGGAAAGAAATTAACGATGAATGTTCCAAATGCGGGAATATCCTTGAATGCGAATTATTCCGACAAGGACATGGAATAAAGCAGGAACGTGAGAATGTAGCAAAGATGATCGAGTGCCAGATGAAGCACAGGGAGGAAAGAGAAAATGAATAAACCGGAAGTTTTTAAAAATGCAGAATTAGGTTCTGTACGTGTAGTGATGGTTGAGGAAGTGCCATATTTCGTTGGAAAAGACGTTGCAGAAATATTGGGATATAAAGATACATCAGATGCAATAAAGAGACATGTGGATGATGAAGATAAGCTGACAAGGCGTTTCACCGACTCAGGTCAAAGCCGTGAAATGTACATCGTTAATGAATCTGGTCTTTACAGCCTTATTCTTTCGAGCAAGCTTCCGTCCGCTAAACATTTTAAAAAGTGGGTAACATCGGAAGTGTTACCGTCAATCCGCAAACACGGCATATATGCCACTGATAACGTGATTGATAACATTCTGAACAATCCAGACTTCGGCATCGAACTCTTGACCAAACTGAAAGAAGAACGTGCTGCAAGAGTAGAAGCCGAAAGGAGGAATGCTATTCTGATGCATGTCAATAAAACTTATACCATTACTGAGATTGCAAAAGAACTGGGACTGAAATCAGCGATGCAGCTCAACCGGATTCTGGCAGAGAAAAAGATACAGTATCAGGTGAACGGTACGTGGTTGATGTACTCCAATTACAGTGACTGCGGATATGAAGAAATCAAACAGGAAGTGTTGGATTCAGGAAAGGTAATCTACCATAGACGGATTACACAGATGGGACGGGAGTTCATTCTTGGATTATTTGAGAAGACGGCTTGAGTGTGAATGGAGGATTGTTATGAGAATTGAAGATTTGAAGAGTTGGACAGTAGATCAGTTGAAAGAAGAGGTTGTTCGATTGGCTGATGAGAGCGAAGCAAAGCAACATGAAATTCTGAACAAAAATAAGAAAATCAATAAGCTTCAGACTAAACTGGATAATATGTGTGCTTATAATAACGAGTTAAAAAGACAGGCGGACGAAAAGACAGATACACCATTTTACGACGAATCTATAGAAATCGCAAAATATCACAGGCAGCATGAGTCCGATTGCATCACAATCAATCAGCTTCAGACTGCATTGGATGTTCTGGTTGACCGATATGCAAATCTGAGAAAGATTCATGGGGTGAGTTAATATTATGGATAATCAAATTACTGTTAGCCGATTATTAAATATACTTGATAAACTTTCAATGAATGGCTTTGGAGATATGCCTGTGTTCTTAGGTGAAAATTATCCGTTGTTAGAAGATTCGATAAGCGTTAATCCGAGTAAAAACAAGTTATGCATTAGGAATACATATTATGATGAAAAAATGGCAGAGGCAATAAAAAAAGCTATTAATGGTATGGAAGATGTACGTAGAGCATATATAGCAGATTGTTACAAAGCTGGAAGAAGAATGGATGAAAAGGAGTGAGAAAAAAGGAGCATTAAATCAGCATTTGAATCTGAGGGGATAGATTTCTCTCAAGTAATGAACCCACCAGAGCCGTGGGACGGACGGGCATTAATAAAGAACATCAATGGCAAACTGTGGTATTGCTGTCCTTTTTGCGAGAAGAAAGCACTTCTAATTAGCCCAGATACAAAAATTCAGCATCTTAAATTGAAGTGCAAGGGCAGCAACTGCAAGAAAGAGTTTGAGGTGAATGTATGAAATTTTGCGAGCAAGAAAAAGATTGTCCTATTTATTTGATTCATAAAGAGCTAAATGGACATTATCATAGACTTATAGACGAATTGCTGGGGAAAGACTATTACAATTATGGAATGGATACCTATAGTTGCAATACAGAGTCTTGTGAGGATATGTTACATGAGATCAGGAGAATGAAAAAGCTGATAAGTACAGGGCGGTGGATAGTTTTGGTATCAATTATTTATACTCTTTGGTCATTTGTCAGATAGGAGACTGGACATGACAAAACAAGAAGCGGTAGTAATGGAAATCTACACAGGAATTTGTATGCTTGTGGGAGATGATCGTAGACTCGTATATGAATATGCAGAAAAGCTTTTAGGTCACCCAATATATACACATGAATTTCCGAAGTATGCCGACGAGTTGAAAAAGCTTAGCAAGCCAGATTTTATTGAAATTTGTAGAAAGTTAGGTGATTGAATGAATCCAGTATTTATATTTCTAGTGATATGTGGAG